CTTACTTATTTTGAAGTTAAGTTTCAGTTTACTAGAGAAGTATTAGAAAGTGATGATTTCTTAAATGGTAATATCTTGGGCCGATTCTATGGTCCATTTAAAAAACAATAATTATGACAGAAAATGAAATAACAGGCCTTCTATTACAGTTGGCTGACCTTGGTGTGACCGGAATTAAAATAATCTACTCAGGTGGAGGAGATTCAGGTGCAATTGATGAAATTATATATACAACAGAAAAAGTAACAAATTTTGAAGATTTAGATGATTTAGATCCTTATAGTGAAAATGTTCTTAATTTAAGAGACCTTAGCACATCTTTATATTCACATCTAGAAGACTTTGCTACGTCAAAACTCTTGGATGAAATAGAAGATTGGTGGAATAATGAAGGTGGTCATGGAACAGTACTTATTGCTATTCCTTCTGGTAACTATAAAATTAATAACAATATCTATATTAGTAATACTGAAGAGTTTATTCATAATGGTAATTTAATTAATCAAAGCTTAAACTAATGTCACATCCTTGGCAACATGCAAAATCTTCTGCTAGAAAATGGGGAGGTTTTCCAAAAGATTACATAGAGATTCATAACTGGTTTGATGAAACTAAGGCTTGGATAGGTCATAGTAAACATAGAATGTTCCGTCACCACAGTGAAGGAATATTTGAATGTGAGAAAAAGTTTGGACCAAGTTTTGAAAATTCAGAAGGTAAAACTGTATATACAAGATATGTTGGTGAACAACATGTAAAGGAAGACTGCAATGGATATATTCCAAGTGCAAAAGAATGGGTTGATAATATAAATAAACCTACAGAGTGGATGATAAAAACCTTAAAAATAGAAGACTGATGGAAAAACAACTATTTGTTATTGATGGCTACAGAATCTGGGCTAAGACATATGAAGATGCTTATGCAAATTATTTAGTAATATCAAAATTATGAATTTTAGTAAAACAGAAATTAAAAATATATTGGACATGTTACTCTCTCAAGATAAAGAAAATTCTATAATTGCTTTTTCATGTATTAATAATTTTAGTACTAAAAAACATTTAGGTGAATTACTAGTCTTATATCAATTTGGAAGAACACCAGGTCTAATATGGGAAGAAAATTGTAAGAAGGGTTTTAAATATATAAAAAAGGTTTTACCTTTTAAAAGTTCAGACTATAGATTACCTTCTTCCAAAGTATTTAATGAGTTAGTAAACAATGATTGTAGTAAAGAATCAATAGAATTATATCTAGAGTTATTTACTAATGATTTTTCTAATCATTTGTATGGAATGGGTTATCCAACAGATAAACTTGATATACAAATTAAAATAAAAGAATAATGGACAAAGCACTGAGTCTTAGTAAGACAGCAAAAGCTTTAATGCTTTTAGAGCCCTATTATGGGTTCTTTCTAATTATGTTAAATAAAACATGGAGACAAGATTTACCCACAGCAGGAGTAAGTAAGAATGGTATTAATTACCAGTTGGCTATAAATGAAGAGTTTTGGACAAGTCTAAGTGAAGAACATCAACTTGGATTGTTAAAACATGAGCTTTTACATATAGCTTTTGGTCACCTAACAAGTTTTGGTTCATTTAGTGATAAAAAACTAGCTAATGTGGCTATGGATATGGAAATCAATCAATATATTGATACTGATTGGTTACCTAAAGGTGGTATCATGATAGAAGACTATGAAGATCTTGATCTTGATTATAAAGCAGGTTGTAGATACTATTATAAAAAGCTACAAGAGCTTAAACAAGAAAAAGATAAGAATGGTACTTGTGGTAATGAACCTATGGATAAATTACTAGATGATATAGAAAATGGGGATGTACCTGATCATAGTACCTGGGAAGAGTTTGATGATCTTAGTGAAGCTGAGAAAAAGTTAATTGATAAGCAATTACAGAAAGTTCTATCAGATGCTAAAGAACAGACAGTTAAGAAGAGAGGGAGAATCCCAGGAGAAATAGAAGGAGTAATTACTATTGAAGAAATAGTTGCACCTAAGTTTGATTGGAGAGGATACATGAGGAGGTTTACTGGTGTTAGTACAAAGGTATTTACTAAGAAGATAAGGAGAAAAGAGAATAGAAAATTCCCTGAAAGTCCTGGTCTTAAACTTAAGATGAAACAACATATGTTGTTAGGTATAGATACTTCAGGTTCTGTAAGTGATTCTGAACTACAAGAATTTATGAGTGAAATAAATCATATTTATAAAGCAGGAGTAGATGTTACTATAATTCAATGTGATACTGATATCAGAGCTATTGAATCTTACAAAGGTAAATTTGAATTAAATGTATTAGGAAGAGGAGGAACAGAATTTGATCCTGTCTTAAATTATTATAATGAAAACCAAAAGAGATATACTAGTTTAGTATATTTTACTGATGGAGAATGCTATACACGTGTAAAACCAAAAGGACATGTTCTTTGGGTTTTGTCAGAAAGATCAAACATGAATGAGGATTTACCAGGAAAGGTAATTAAATTAGAACTATAAAAATAAAAAGTATGAATCAAGTACAATTGAATGTAGAAGAATTAAAAAGTTTTATAAAGCATATGGTTGGTAATAATCAACATATTCAAGCTGAAGGTAAGGTTCCTGTGGCAATTAATATTGAAGGTGATGCTGGTCTTGGGAAGACTTCTGCTATTATGCAGTTGGGCAAAGAAATGGATATGCAAGTTGTAAAGCTTAATTTATCTCAGTTAGAAGAATTAGGTGATTTAGTTGGTTTTCCTGTAAAGGAATTTGAGATTACAAATGCTGAAGGTAAGTCTACCTGGATTAATGAAGTTCAGATAGATGCAGCTATGAAGAAAGGATATAAAGTTGGAGCTAAGAGAATGTCTCATGCTGCACCTGAGTGGATTCAAGGTAAGGGTGAGGGTGGATTCTTAGTATTAGATGACTACACTAGAGCTGATCATAGATTTATGCAAGCAACTATGGAAATCTTAGATAGACAAGAATATGTTTCTTGGAAACTTCCTAAGAACTGGCATGTTATCTTAACTACTAATCCAGACAATGGTGACTATAATGTTACTAGTTTAGATGTAGCTCAGAAGACTAGATTTATCTCTGTTGAGTTAAAGTATGATGTTAATGTATGGTCTAAGTGGGCTGAGACTGCAAGGATAGATGGTAGATGTATTAACTTTATGTTGATGAATCCAGAACTTGTAACTCAAAAGGTTAATCCAAGAGCTATTACTACTTTCTTTAATGCTATTAGTTCTATAGAAAAGTTTGAGGCTGATCTACCTTTGATTCAAATGATTGGTGAGGGTTCTGTGGGAGCAGATTTTAGTTCTATGTTTACTATGTTTATTAATAATAAACTAGATAGAATTATTTCCCCGGAAGATGTCTTGACCAAAGATGAAACATATGTAATGGGAGCTTTGACAAGTGCAGTTGGTAAAGATGATGACTTTAGAGCAGATATATCTAGTGTAATTGCAACAAGGTTAATAAATTATTCATTGCTTCTTTCTGAAAGAGGACCAGTTCCAGCAGTTATTACTGATAGATTAGCTAAACTTACTACTGAATGTGATGCATTTACTAATGATCTTAGATATTATATGATCAAAGAAATAGTAAATGGTAACAAAGTTAAGTTTGCTAAACTAATGCAGAATACTAAGGTTGTGAAGATGGCTATCAGTTAAAACAGTCATAGAACAGTTACCCTTTTAAATAAACAATAAACTAATTAAAACTAAGGTAGGAGGAGGTAATACTCCTTCTACCTTTATATTTCAACAATATGAAAAAATTTATAAATATAAAGCTTAATCAGTCTGCAGACACTGAAACAATTAGTTCTTTTGAACTAGAACTTCTAGAAGGTGCAGATGATCTTAATACAATTGTAAATGCACAAGGATATGTTCCTGTAAAAGGAGACATGATATATTTATTACCTGGAGTTAATATTCCTAGAGTTAAACTAAAGGATTTAGCATTAAGTTTAGGAATTAGAGTAGTAAGAGATCCTGCTAAAGCAAATATAATTTTTGCAGGTAGAAACTCTATTGCAAAAATTACTAGTTCTAGATGGGCATATAAAGTTAATTCTACTTTTGCATTGAAAAGAATTAAAGAAACATGTGATGATGATTATTATATTCAGAACTTAGAAACTGCTATTGCTAGCACTGGAGAAACTGATGTTTTTGGTGATTATAATGACATATATAATATACTAGCTAAATGTTCTAGAAATGATTATGCTAGTTCTTATATCTATACTATAGATCCTGATTATAGTGAAATGTACAATACAGTTAAAAGTAAAACTATTTATAGTGAAGCAGAACTATTAAATAATATTAATGGTGATGATTCTACAACAATTGATGAAGAAGTTTTTCAGCAACTTAAAAATATGTTTGACAGTTCAGATACTGATAATCATGTACTTGCTATGGAGATTATGTCAAACTCTAAGTATGAAGATAGTGTATTATATCTACTAATGTTAATATCTGAAAATGCTTATAAAATAAATAATAGCAACACAAGAAATCATGTGAATTTTAAGTCTATGCTTACTTATTTTGGATGGCAGCCAAGAGATGTCAATCATCAAAATACTGATGATATTGTTCAAATAATAGATAAGAAAGGTTTATTG